ATACAACTATGCCTTCTATTGGAATTGGATTACCATTAATATCAACCCAATTCATATCTTCGAAAATATTATTATTTTTTTCTTGTAGTTCACCTACTTCTTCGTAATATTCATCTATACATTTTTTTCTTTCCTCTTCAGTTGTAGCACCGGTTATACAATTAAAATATTTGGTTAAAGCATCTCTAACACCTTGAGGCATATCGCCAGATCCAACAACACTTATTTGGTTCCCGTTTTCATCAAATTGTACACCAATATTACCTGGATAACCTGGTCGTGGCCGATTTTCACCTGGTACTACTACATCTGCAGCTCCCCCATTTTCAACTTCTTCAACCTGTGCCCCTTCTTGAGGAGTAGGATCCGGAATATTACCTCCACCTATTGGAGTATTATCTGAAGGTTGCTCAAAATTTTGTCCTTCGTCACTATCACTAGGAACTGCAGGTGTAGGTCCATCATTAGTATTATCTGGTATAGGTGCACCTACCAATTCGAATAACTCGCTTACCGGTATTCTTGCTACCTCATCCGCTCCGTCAAATAATACTAAGGTACCATCATCAAATGCATTTTGATCATTATCGAGTAACTGTCCTTCTTCATTAACTACTCTCGTTTGAAGATTAGACACTCCTATGTATTGTATATTTTTTCCATCATCCTTTATGGCTAAATCGATACCTAGGACAGGTCCAGATCCGCGTTCCTCCTGTTCATCTTCTGGAACCGGAACAAATATAGACTCTGGTAAATTACCTCTATTACCAACAGGAAGGTCTGTTTGAATCCTTCGTGGTGCGCTCTGGTCGCCGACTTGTCTACCACCAACACCAACAGCTTGAATTTTTACAGCTGAAGTATTATGAGGTATCCCGGCTGCACCTTCTACACCACGATTAGATCTACTTCCAGCAGTATTTGGAATTTGTAACAGCCAAGTTCTACCATCTACTTGCTGTAAATAAGCATTTTTAACCGGTTGTATCTGATTTAATGGATTACTCCAAATTCCTTCTATCTCTTGTCGACTTTCTAAATTATTATATGAAGAATAATATGATGACCCACCAGAAGGAGATGATGGAGGCGAAGTAGTTTGACCTCTAATTGGTCTATTTGTTTGCTCACCACCATTAGTATTAGTTTCATATTCGTGGGTGAAACCGAGTTCATTAAATCGTTGATGCTTTTCAAAAGTATCAGCCCAGAACTGTCTACCTAAACTATCATACATGTAATGTGGAACAAATGACTGTATGGTAGGATATGGATTATTGGGGTATTTATCCGAACTTTGTGATAAAGCAGATCCTAAATCTACAAAAGGTGATACCCTCATTGTTGTTTGACTAGGCTCCGGATCCGGTGTAGACGTATTAGTTTCAGAATCAGTAGTTACTGGAGGTAAAGTAGTAGTACTAGTGGTTGTAGCCGTTTCTACTTGAGTAGTTGGATCGGGTGTAGTTACCGAAGGGGCTAGAGGAAATGGTGTTGTAGTACCCCCTGGTTTAGGTGTCGCCGGCGCTGGTGTAGTAGTTACAGGTGGTAAAGTAGGTAGCGGTCCATCAAAGAGAGGTACAGTAGTAGGCACTGCAGTAGTTGGAGCCGGAGTTACGGTTTCCGGTACTCGAGTAGTTCCTAAAGTATCAGTAGGTTTAAAAGTAGTTACGGGCGGAGCTGGAGGAAATAAAGTAGTTTCAGGAACACTAGGCGTTGTTGGTGGGGCTTTAGTAGTAGTAATTTTTGGTGTCGTGGTAGGCGGTAAAGTAGTTGGTGCTTCAGTAGTAGTTACTGGCGATACTGTGGTGGTTTCTAAACCATCAACAATGTTTGGTGTATTAGGAGTTGTAGCTGGTGCTTCAGTAGTAGTTTCTGTTTCTGTTTCTGGATCGAATATAAATTCTGAATTACTTAATGGATTTACTGTATAGCCTGTTGAGAAACCTAAAACTTCATTATCAACTCGATCGATAAGAGAGTTAAGAGTTTCTATTGAATTAGTACCCCCAGTAAAACCAGCTCCAACTAAAGCAGTTGAAGTAATTCCTGCTAGTACCGCTTCGTTATTAACTATAAAGAAAGCAGGGCTACTAGAATCTCCCACTATTATATCTCCACCCCACCCATCAGATGCTAAACCACCTAAATTTTTATTATAATAGTAAATGCTATTATTAAATGTATTTGAATCTGAATCGTTTATTTTTGCAAAAGCACCTCTAAACAAAATACCTTCTTCTTCTTGATTAGTTCCCCATAATAAACCATTTAAATTTACCTGATATGTATTTTCTAATTCTTGCCCTTCTGATACAATTTGCCCATCTCTAATTGTAGCACCAACCCGAGCTCTAGTTAAATCCGAGTTAGGAATTTGACTTAAAATATCTGTTGGCATTACCCTTAATATTTCAACATTACTTGGCAAGTCTTCATCAAGTACACTTATGTTATAGTCACCTTCAATGGGAACTATACCAGAAACATTACCTAACATAGTTCGTTCAACAGAATTATTATTTTTATCTATAAAACCTATTTTATTTCCAGGAGTTAAATTGTGAAATCCTACATGTCTTGATATTAGTATATGTCTAGGAGTAATAGCTACTCCATGGTGTCTTAACCACCGCTGTGTAGGAAGAGCGGATCCAGGCTCACGTTTCAAATATGGACTTATACCTGTTATACCTTTTAAATCTTTACCCCAAAATTCATCATTCCTTGTAAATCTACCTATATTTCTATTATTATAATTTGTATATATATTTTTAGTATTTGGCCCTGGTTCTAAACCCCCTACCAAGGCTTGAATTTCTTGTGTACTTCTATCAGTAAGTGACGCTATAGGGTTGTAACTAGAAGTACTTCCAACGTTGATAGGGCCAAGAGGTACAACAGGTTCTTCTGTATAAACGTTAAGACGTTGAACTAATATATTCCATGGTTCAGTAGAATCTACCGCTACACTATCCAAATCACCGTTAAGATAATAAGAATTTAAAGTACCATTAGCAGAAACTATGTAACGTGTAGGATCTGTTTCTGAATCATAGTCGACTAAATCGATATCATAATTTCCAGCTCCTAAATAAACCACACCAGCATCAGCATTTAATGTGACGTTATTAGACATCGTATCAACACTTGAATGAGTTTCACTACTATCATCTGTAGAAGAAGTTACAGAAGTACTTGGCGGTGAATTATTTTTCCAATACCACTCACCGCTAGGAGGACAACAAGGGGTAGTAGTACTTGTTGTAGTTGGTGGCGGTGTAGTAGGAGGAGGTGTAGATGGTGCTGGAGTAGTACTTGTTGTTGTAGTAGTGGTAGTAGTAGTAGTCGGTGGTGGTGTTGTACCTACATCAACACAGTCTATGATTATTTCTTTGCAGCAACCACAACTTTCAATTAAAAGATATAGGTATTTTTTTGGATTACCATTTTCATCAGATTCAAAAACTTGTACACCAGATACAGTATAAGGAAATATATTTTCATGACTACCATGAGGTTTTTCCTCGTGCCATACAAATTCATCATGCGGTGAAACTTGATCGTGTTTATAAATTCTATATAGTGGACCATTACCACTTAATTTAGTTATAGTTATAGAATTAGCAGCACAATCGAAAGTATATTCTATTTCATACCCACTCCCACATGATGAATTACTAATGTCTGTATCTGTTTCGCTCATTTTACACGCTTCTAGCAGTTATATTACTTACAGTACTTACTGCAGATACAGGGTTTGTAGCAATCTCTGCACTAGTAATAGTTTCAGTTAGCACAGTAGAACCTTCATATCCTTCAATATGAAAATTTTTCAGATAAAATTCTTTTGCACTTAAATTAGCATTTGTAGTAGAAATAGGTGTAGTAAAAGCAAAACCACAAAACAGATCATCAAGATTACTATAATCTTGTAATCTAAATCCTAAATTAATAGTAGTAAGAGGTGTAAATTCAGTTGTATCAGACTCATGAAAATCGATTAACAATTTTTGACCTAAGTTAATATATCTAAATCGTAGAGTTCTAAAAGTATCTGTTGATAAAGTACTAAAGGCAGTGGATATAGATGAAAGGCTATGATTGTAAATCACATTATGATTTAAATCACGTAATATTAGTGATTGTTTATTAATGTGTGTTAGTCCAACTCCACTACGCCCAGCTCTACCAGATAGAGCGTAAAACCCTGAAGAATCAAAAGCCACTTTAAGTAATAGGCCACTCAATTCATTAACATCTGTGGTTAAGTCAATACCACCTTCTGTAAGAATGTTAGAATTGCTTTCAGATGTAATTACACCACCAGATAAAATTAATGCAGGATCTTGATCACCTATATATTGACCAGGTAGAGATGAAATTGGAGATGATAAAGTAGATAAAAAAGTAGAAAAGCCTAATTGATAATTATCTGGAATATTAGCTCCGGATAATATATTATCTTCATAGTTACTAGTAAGTCTTGGTAATTTATATTGAAACGACCATACAATATCATAATTAGAATTATAACGCTTTTTAGTTTCTAAAAAAGTGTAATATCTTGAAGAATTAGGTAAAACAATGTCACTAGGAAAGCCCATGTATTTATATTTAATTACTCAACCTCTTATAAAAGTACAGGTCAAAGAATTAGTTGATTCCAACTTTGTTCGAAAAACTAAAACATATCCGAGTTTAGCAAGTTCTCTAAATACAGTGCCAAAATAGTCTTCATGAACATTAACTAGTATACTATCAAAGTCATCATCATATAAGACGAAGTCAGAGAACTCTTCGCACAGCGAACTGCCTCTCTGATAACTAGCTTTCATACAAGTATTTATTCTTTAAATACTTGAATTATTTCTTCTATCTTATCTAAAAGCACCTTAGTTTCTTCTAGTTCTTTTGATTGATCAGGAGAAAATGTAGTATTATCTTTTAAGATATTTTTTAAGATAACAAAATCGTAGTAGTCTAATCCTTCGACAATAACTTCATCGGTCATATACAGATTTATGTATATAATTAATTATATCAACTATGACCACTCAAACTTAACCATACCAGGGCCAACGCAGTATGTAGGAGGTCCATTTCCATTTTCACCACCACCACCAGCTCCAGGAGCTGGAGCTGAACCCCAGAAGGATGAAGCTCCTAATGCATTATGACAGGCATCTACATTTACTATACCACCATATCCTCCAGTTAATACATGTCCTGTTACAACATACTGGTTTCCGGTGTTTATAGTACCTTCACCATGTAACGGTATGTTACCCGGAGATGTTCTACCTCCATTTGATACAGCAAGGTTACTACCGCCCTGACTTATTAGACTTTGATTACCATTAGTATTAATACCAGTTGGATTAGTTCCAACAACAACGTTAAATACTGTACCAGCAGGAGCAGATATATATCCGGATATAGTTGATGCAGCTCCTCCAACTCTATTGCCTCCTGTTGCACCAGATCCTGTTACATGGAATTTAACAAACTCTATTCCATTCGGCATAGTAAACCCATTTGCAAAAGTACCTGGTGTTGTTAATATACAATTACCAGGAGTAGCACGTTCAATCTTTATTGCTCCGCTTAACGGGTTAAATGATACACCAGTAAAGTTTTCTGAATTTACAAAAGCAGATAAATTCTTACTTACTGTAAGCGTCGGGCTTGTTACTCCTCCTACAGCTTTTATAATAAATAGTGTACCGGTGGCTGATAGTAGAGAGGTTACAGAAGTAGAGTCATTACTAGTGGTAACTTGGTATAACGTACTGTTTAATGGATCATCAGAACCATATAAAGCTCTTCGTGTTAAATCAGGTACATTAAATGTAGCTCCACCTACTGCTGTTAAACTACCCCCGTAAGCGGTAGTAATTACTGCAGATAAATCAGGGTAATCAGCACCTCTTACAGCTCTACCATCACAGGGTAACCAACCATTAGGAAAATATTCGTTACCTGCCGTTGAAACATAAGGTACAATTGTTCCTGTAGGTATTAGGGCTGCAGTTGTAGGAGCAACACCAGATGTAATTATGCCTGGAGTCCCCCATTTAAGTTCTCCAGCTGCATTAGATTCTAAGAATGTGCTATTTTGAGGTGAACCTACAGGAAATTCATAATCAATTTTATTAATTTTAAGTTTAGAAGGTATAGTAAAATAATCTGCTGCATCCGTAGATTTTTGAAGTATACCATCAGTTACAATAGTACTACTTAAAGTAATTCGGTTACTTCCTAAAGTAACACCTTCACCTAAAGCATCTTCAGAAAAATTACCTGCTGAAAGAGTACCTACTGTAATACCCTCAGAAACACTTATATCGATTGTTGCGTTTCCTGCAGAATTATTAGTAGCAACTTTTTGCCAATCAGTAATTATATTACCGTTCCCCGATACACATAAATACAAACTAGAATTATCTGTATCATAAGCATAATCACCTATCTCTACAGGTGCTAATGTAGTAACATCACTAGCTCTACCCTTATATTTGTTACCTACTAATGTACCACCTTCAGTAGTACCATCTCCAATAAACAACCGCTTAGTGTCAGTAGTATAACCCAGCTCTCCACTATCTAAAGTAATTTGCTGTCTATCAAAGTTAGTACCTCTTCTAACTAAGAGTTTTAATAAAGTGTTTTCTAATATTTCTATACCCATTGTTTTATATATTTATTTACCAGTTATATACTGGAATTGCAATTCTATCAAAAGGTTCGTTTGAATCTCTAGTTGTTCCGGATAATGCAAATCTTATAAATCCTGCAGAACTAAGAGTTACATTAGCACCATTAGAGTCTAATGCATCATAGACTTTTTGGTTGTAAGCGCCTTGATAACCTCTTCTAACTTGGTTTGGAGCTCCATTGAATAAATCATTATTTCCATCAGTAGAAGTGTAGCGAATAATAAAGTTGAATCCTTGCGCGCTTAAAGAAGCAGTACCATTATCTGCTGTAGCACCGCTTAGGTAGTAGGTTGTAGGATCTGGCGCACCTGAGTCAGAACCATACAGTAAAACATTACCACCGGTTAATGCTGGAACTCTGAAAAAATTACCACCAGGTGAAGGAAGACCTTCAGTCATATCGTACCTGTTACCAATTACATCATATAGCTCTCTATAGTCTGAACCTACTGCGGAGGAATATATATTACCATCGCATAATAGATAACCGTCTGGAATAACATTAAAGGCTCGAGCGTGTGGAAGTATAGTTCCTACCGGGACATCGTTTCCGGAATTTTCACCTGATAATCCTGTAGCAGTAACTACATCGTAAATAGAACTTGCCATTCCATTTATAATACCATTAGAAACATTTATGAACGGAAATTCATTACCCGAGGCAACCGCGGTATTAGTACTAAACCCATTTGCTATAGCGAGAACTCCACTATTGGAAAGAGTTAAAGAACTATCAACTTGTTTAAATAAAGCTTCTAGTTGATTAGTAGTAGTGTTTAACTGTAAGCCAGCTCCAATAGAATTTGTTTCAAAACTTGAAAACATTACATTTTGCGAGCCTGTAGATTTAAGCTTTAAGCGGTTATTAGCGTCAAATTCAAACTGAGCAGTATCAGCATGAATTACCACTGGGTCACCATTACCTCCTGAAAGACCACTAGAAAGAGCAGTAGATAAAATCTCTCTTCCTCCTATAGTGTTTTGTTTAATACTTAATTTTTCAGATGATATTTCAAAAAATACCGTACTACTATCAACAGCTATAGTATTACCAACTTTTGCAATTCCATCGCCAAATATTTCTGAAGCAAATTCACTTGAATTAACTGAACTTTTTGCAACTATCAAAGTGTTATTATCACCAAAATCTAAAGTAGCACCTGGTACATTACCGATGTATGCATATCCGGATAGAGTGTCGTTATAATTTTCACCAGAAAGTATATATAACTTATTATTAGCATATCCAATGTCACCTATTTCCATTCCTGGAATGTTTAAACTTGATTCTAAACTAAAAGGACCAATTGCTTGGTTTCCTACTACACGTCCGCCTACAGAAGCACCGTCACCAATATATAACCTTCGTGTATCTAGAGTGTATCCTAATTCACCTTGATCTAAAATTATAGATCTTCGTTGCTCGTTAGTACCACGTCTTACTTTTAATTTTACTATGCTTACGTCTGCCATTTTATTTTTTTATTGTGTTCTTTTCCATATATAAGCTCCATAGCTCATTGGCGATATACTAAATGCTTGATTTCTTCCTACTGTTGAAAGCTTTTGTGCTATAGGTTGAATGTCTGGAAATCCATAAATTGGTTCTAAAAATTGTGAAGTTTGTCCTACCGGTATTTGTTTATTAATAGCTCCTCCTTGACCACCGCCTGGTATTTCTTCTGCGCTAGTCCAAGAAAGTACATTTCCAAATTGACCATTAAAACTATTAGGTACATGTGTATGAGCTGGTATTTGATCTACATTCAAGGATACATGTGAGTCTCTACCGTCAGACCCTCCAACATTATCTTCAGCAGTATATTCTGCATAGTCGTTACTTGGATTACGCCCTCCAGCGCCTACAATAAATCTACCTTCAGAAGCTAGTTCCCAAACCGTACCTGGTATTCTTGTTCCTGGGTTAATATTATCTATTGTCATTTGTATCGAACCAACAGGAAAAAACATATCTACCAAACTAGTAACAGTACTAGGATCACTATCAACATGCTGCTCAGGAAGCTCTACATTATTAACTACTACCTTTGTCCCACTTAAAGCTATACCAGTTTTATTACCCGAGCCATCATAAATATCTCTTGGTTGCGGATCTTTATATAAATCACCACCACTTAAATGAAGCAAAGAAGTATAAAGATCTGCTATTAATTCATTCTGTAAGCTTGCTGACATATATTTATTTATTCTAGTTATTCAAAATACTATCTAGTACGTTCTTTTGAAGGTTATAAAGGCTATCAAATACTCTAGATACTACATTATAATTTATTTCTTCGTTTTCATGAAATTCGAAATCTCTGAAATCTACATCTATATTAGGATATGAAGTATATCTACCTAATACAGGTACACTTTCAATAGTTTCACCTGTTATTATAAGTGCTAAGTTAACATAAATTTTCAAGACGTCTTTTAAAATAGATTCTATTTCACTATTAAGTGAAATTCCTAAACTCGATTCACAACCTAACTCTCTATCATACGTATTAGCTAAATCCAAGGGTAGAATATTATCATAGATTAATGTATTAGTATGTGATAGATAAATTCTTCCAGTATTTTGCAGAAGGTAAAATACTTTACCTCCGTTTTCTTCTGTTAAAAAGTTAATGTAATTATAATAATTTGAAGGCAAATCGTTACTATTAAAAGCGATTCTAGAATTACTAAAAAGCTCTTCTGTACTACCAAAATAAGAGTTTGGCAATAATTGTAAATTGTTAACACTTAAAAACCCAGCTGGGTATTCTGGATTACTAATAAATCTAGAAGTTATAGAACCACCCTCTCTTAAAACAAACATATTTGAATCATTCTCAGAATATTTTATCGAAGTCACCCCAGTTCTTGTCGAAACACCATGTAACCCTGTTGGTATGTAAGAGCGAACTAATACTGGTGCTTGATTAAGACCCAGTATAAAGTTTTCAACTAAATCAGAATCAACATGATATAAGTTATAAGGGCCTACTCGGAAAAGAGAGGAAGTCGATTGTACCGCTTCATCAAAATTGGGACCAAGAGAATCGACTACAGTTATAACTAATACTGAATCATCTGTATCTCTGATATCAAAATCTACAATATATTCTTGGGATAATATCTCATTGTTTTGGTTGGTCCTCGGTGGCGGTGGTTTGATATAACCAAAAAAATCATTAGAATATTTGTTAGTTAATTCAATAGCAACTTGCCCAGTACTTAAACGAACTAATGCACCTTTAAGTTGGTTACCTATTTTAAAGTTTCCTCTTACCACTGGATTTTCGAAAGTAAATACATCTTTTATTTTCCATTGCCCACATGTATTGTAAAAACTAAAATCATATCCTACTAATCTATCTACTAAAGCTTCATTTCCAGTATTATCTATTACAATATCTTTACCTAAATTATATAAAGTATCAGTATTGTTGTCGTATATAATAGTGGTATTGGGAGATATTTGATTAGTAACATCATCAATAAAAGTAAAAGGTTTATTTTTAACAAAGCTTCCAGAAAATACTAATGTTTCAGTAGATGTTACAGTAAAATATTTAAAAGTTTCATCTCTATTTACTACTAAAGTAGAGCTATTAGTGCTATCAAGCTTATCTATTCCTACTAGTGCTGCTGGTACATCAGATGATTTTATAACAATACCGTCATTTTGTTGTCTAATAGTATTGAAAGGCAATGCATTTACAGCACTGGTGTTGTCATTTATTAAACTTACATCTTTTGATCGTGCTTGTGCAAGACTGGTTAAAGCAATCATAAAACTATTGCTACTGCGAGATGATGATTGAAAATTTAAAATTTGAGGGTTAGAGATAATATTTAAAGAATATAAATTTAAATTATTGTTGTTTAGGATATCTAAATTTTTATCTAGAAAAACTTGATCGATTACGTCTCTTGGTGATATATGAGGTTTTGTTAAAACTGAATTTAATCTTGGTATTGGCCCAGCGGTTCTATCAAATTCCTTCTTACTTAAAAAAGCATTTGCTATAAATGTGCCTTTTGATTGTAAAGGCACAGAAGTCTCAGTTAAAGATTTGCCTGAAAAAGCTCTTCCATCTACTATATTGAAAAGACCTGTATAGTCCCTTCCACTTAGAGTAAAGGATTCACCAGACGTATATTTAAAATATGATATCATTTGTAATTAATAAAGTTAACGTCGTTTATATTAGTAGTTTCTGGAAGAGCAGATGTAATATTATTCAATATCATCGTCTTAACCTCGTCGGTAATACTTTCATCCTGAATATTTAAATTTTTAATATTAATATCAACTACATTACTCCTATGTTTTAAGTTTGTACCTATAGAATTAACTGTTGTAATTGTATCTGTTAAATTTCTCATACCACAAGGAAGCGAAATAGTAATAACTTGTATATTATTTAAGTTTTGAGTTAATACTGCTGTAATTTCTTCTTCAGCATTTAGTGGTACAAGAGTTAAATAGATATCGTCTAAGAATATATTATCTTCCAAATCAGGTTTTAATATTTTTTCAGTAACCCCGCCAGGAGTTATTATTTCTATGACACCAAACAGAATCATTTTATTAAGCATTTGATAAGATTTTATATCAAACGAAAATACAACTTCAGAATTTACATATAATTTACATGTACCTCTTATAGCATCAAAAGAAAGAAATATTGAATTTGAAACATAAGGGTTCATTTCAATTATTTTTATTACAGAGCTTACTCTTGGTGGTTCAGGAGAATTATCAAATAGGTTAAAAGCAAATCTTAAATTACCATTACGTAATCTTTCAATTTCAAATCCACCATTTATATCATTTCTTTGAGATCGTATAGTAAACTGCCCAGCATCACTCTTTATGTTAAAACCTAAAGCAAATCCTCCGTTTTTATTAATCTCATTAAAGTAGTTATTAATTCTATCAGTTAAAATAGCCCCTTCGCAAAAATTAGTAGGTGTTCTTCTTTCTAATTCATCCTTTTCTATTCTTTCATATCGATATCTTTTGTTAGGTTGAAAAACCAAATCACTCTTTTTATCAAAAGCATATTTTTTCTCTACTGAAGTTTTTAAAGAGCTATTATTCATTATAAGATTCTCAACAAGTTGCTCATATGTAATATTATATGTATCATTAGATGAAAGAGCTTCTTCTTTAGTAGCTAAGTCCGGGTAGTAATATCTATCTACCCATACACCTCGTTTTCCGACCCCACCAGATAACCAAGTACATAAGTAAGTTGCATCTTCGCTTTTAACTCCATCTTCATCATCTAATTCATAAACCCTATCTGCTAAATAAGGCTGCGTATAACTAAATGCGCCTGAGTCTACAAACTTTGTATCATTTATGTTTATTTGCGTAAATGGATTTAATGAAGACGGTGTAATAAAGAAAGTAGATCCTTCTCTACAAGTTACATTAAAATTATTATATACATAATTAAGAGATAAAGTTTCATTTTTTTCACTATCAATGTCTGAAAATATACTAGTATATTTTCTTAGCCCCTTTACATATATAGGATTATTTTCACTTGAAGACAATAAATTGTTGGATGAAACATATTCATCAAAATTATTAGATATATTTTTTAAGTTTAATAAATCAAATTTAGGCTTTTTAGAATTAGAAGAAGTATGTAAAAGATAATTAGAGGGTATATGAAAATTACTTTTTGTAGTATCAACTTTAGATCCGTTTTTGTTATATGTAACAAATGATGTATTATATGGAGAGGGTATCGATAAATCAACTTCACCTCCTAATTTTATAGCTCTTGTTGTAAAGAAGAATGCATTTACGTCGTCTATATTAGTTATATTTTGCGCTACCAGAGTTTGTCCATTATTTTCTAAAATATATCTTTGATCAGGGCTAAAACTATCACTCGGATCTTTTACTTTGGTAGAAAAGAAAGACATATAATCTGAAGTTGTTCCGAGACCTCCTTTAACAATAGAATATTCAAGAACTGCATCGTCGAGATTAATTTTGTTTTCTCCTACAAACAATGTCTTTTTTTGTTCATCAACTTCAGCATCATCACTTACAACCAGATAAAATCTAAAATTATTAATTAAAAAAGCAATTCTACATTGAAAATCATTTATAAGCTCTATTTCAAAATCATTGGCTTCTTCTACAGTTGTTGTTATACCTGGAAACCCGTAATACTGCGCATCATATGTTGTACCAGTTTTACGGAAATTTGATTCATCTGCAGTATTAAAAGTTAAAAATCCTTCAGATTCAGCAGAAAAATTTAAAGCAGAAAAAATCTTCTTAGGTATCACGCGACCACCAGTAAATTCAGTTACACTATCAAGAGTATATTCATTAGTGAGAATGAAATTTGTAAAATTTAAATTTTTAAAGCTTTGAGTACCTGAAAGAGCTGTAATAAAATTAAAATTAAATCCTCCAGAATACGTTCTTCTAAACTGATCTAATTCTAAATCTACAGGACAAATTTCTGCAGATTCTGATTTTAAAGCGCTTAAGCTAGCTTTGACCAATGCTCCCATTGTATATATTTATACCAGCGTTAACTTAAGCGAACCGTTGAAAGTTGATACCCCCATGTATTTCCTACTGTTTCCATTCCTGCACTTATAATATCTCGAATCTGTTTAGTACCAAAATTTTTCCCAGAACCACTACCAATTCCTGCTGATTGTGCTATACCTAATAATAAAAGTTCATTATTATATGGTATAAATATTGGACCACCACTATCTCCAGGTGCATATCCTGATAAACTTAAATTTGCAGCTGATAATATAGGAGATACATTTGTTAACCTGAAATCTGGAAGCGCCGGTGGTGCTAAACCTACAATTACACTAGGATTTATTTTCCTTACTATTTCACCATTAAACCCTGCCCTACTATATGAAATAGAAGCTAGCTCTTTACTCGTTGCAACTCCTGCGTATTGATCCTGAAAACCAACAACATCTTCATCAAATATAAAATTACCTCCCTGCACTATTACCGGAAATGTATCAGCAGGTACTTCATTATCAAACTGTGGTAATTTATACAACTTTAAACTTCCTGCTGCTCCTGAAGAGGTGGTAGCAGTTGAAAGATCGCGATCAAAACTAACTACGCGTAAATCTAACCCAACATCAACTGCTGCAGAAATAGTAGCTGATATAGAGTTACCGGTTGTAAAATCATAAAAATATACATCATCATTTGCTTTTGGATCATCAGAAAAATGCGAAACACCAACTGCATGTCTAGGTGAAATTAATGTTAAATTATTATCACTTCTAAAATCTGGAGATCTATAAGTAGTACCGGAAAAATTTATTACTGAACGGTTAGAGTACCCCCAGAAAGACGTTTTCCAAGTAGCTGATTCATCTGTTAAATTTTCTATAAATTGAAATTTTGCTTCAGCTCCTACTGGGTCAGGTACTGCAGAAATTAAAGAAAACAACTCTTGTATACTACTATTAGATGTATCATGGTAGGATGATAAAGTTGTTGTATGTAGGTCTGAATACTCTATTGTTGTATCATCATGATTTTGAATTACAAAGTTATCTTTTTTAGTAAGATAGGTATATATAGAATTATTTTCTTCACTATCTAAAAGACTTACATTAAGAAGATCTAGATCTTCAATAGTATCTAAATAGCCTTCAGTACGAACATTAACAGGGATTGAGAATTTAGTAGTATTTCCATCTATATAACCAACATTTACTCTCATGGTCATCTCTTTCTTTAGTGCAGTATCTGAGGGGTAAAATATATGCTTATAAGGTTTATTAAAAAACACTGGAGATGCACCTCTTTTAATTTCGGGGAAAATTGATTCTGTTTTATAATTTCTGTATATGGTAATGTCAGGTTTTTCAATGCTACTACCGTCCCCCCATTCAATAGCGAGGTAATTAGGAAATATGTTAGAATAAACTTCTGAAAGATCGAGAGATAACTCAGTCATATCAAACAGATCAACAGCCGGTATTGGTATAGTTGAGCTTGAGTTAACCGATGTTAAAGATAAGGTAAATGAATTCATAGTATTAAAGCTCCAGCTGAAGGTGAATAAGTTATAGATAATGTAGGGTCTCCCGAACTTAAAGCAAAATTTATAAAGCTTAAATCTTTGGTTGGTGCACCCCACTCAGAAACTTTGGCAAAATTATATGTGTATGACATGTCATTAGACTCATAATAGTTTCCTTTTATAAAATTGACTTTATCTGTATACTCAAAAACATAAGAATATAGCCTAGGAGATTTATTTTGATCTTTTAGTATAAAGCTAAGATTGAACATTTCATTTTCGCTACTATAAGTTAGTTGTGGTTTACCTGACTCTAGTAGTAAAATATCATTAGAATATTCATTAAAGTAATTATAATCATTTAATACCGGATTATCTAAAGTAGGATAAATTTGTTCAGTAGTTTTAGAAGCTCCAGAAAATTTAAATATTCTCGGGTATACTCTAATATCTTTAAACCCAGAATCTTCATTTACAGCACCTTCCCGTACTAATAAAGCATAAAATACATCGTCACCAACCTTAAATCTATTACTAACTTTATCAAAATTATTTGTATTACAAGAAAGAAGATTTACTACAGTATTTGTCGTGTTAGTAAAATCGTAAGTATCTGTATCATATTCAATATTTTCAATAATTAAAAATGAGCTAGTCTCAATAAACATTGTATTGTAGAGCATATCAAACTCTTTTACCTTGCTTGAAAGTTCATTTTTTATAGTAGTCTCATACTCCCCACCGCCAACAAATTTAGTATCTAAATACGGAAGCGCTATAGTTAATTCGTTTACATTGGGTAAATTGCTTGCTTGGTTTATATTTTTTACATATATTTTTCCAAAATTTTCTTGTTTAGTAAAAAAGCTTTCTGTAGCAGATAGTACATCAGTTACTATAGTTTGTCTTAAAGTTTCGTCATTATAATCTATGCTCTCATACCCACGAGGATTATAATCATAAGTAAGATCATCAGTAAATAGTCCTCCATTCATATCGATAACACCATTATTACCAGATGCAACAACATTAAGTGTCATATTTCCTGACGCTGCGGGATGTGTACTATCGCAGAGTGCTCTTACAACTGTTGAGCCATTGTCATAATCAGCTATACCTGCTTCAATTAAATCAGTAAAATAGAAATCTCCAGTTGAAGTAGTATATGCACTTAAATTGGTGCTTACTGCATCATCTAAAATTTCATCATCAGAAAACTTAAAAAATGCACCTTCTTTTACCTCAGCTTCAATAGTACCGATTTGTTCAATGTCTACTTGTGAGAAATTAGGAGGTTCTATAAGAGGTTCGTTAGGACCATAATAGCGGAAGAAAATATCTTTTGCGGATGCAGTTTCAGCATCTGTACCAGCTGTAAAAAATTGTGTAAAAGTAGTAACTCCCGATCTAAACGTTTCATCGTATGTAGCAGTCGATCCTGAATTTACAGTACTATAATTAAAAGCTGATCCTTCACCATATAAAGTATCAAAAAACTGATAACCATTTAATATTAAATTTTTTACAACGCGCGTTGGCTCTTCTTTAAAATTATTTCTATAATAATTATTATCTTTAAGTAAACCAAAAACATTACCATGTAAATCTGTTTTACTATCATATATATAGCCTTGATCGAATAAGAAAGAAAGATCCGTATCTATGTTTCGATCAATAGGTAATTCTGAATTATACCCCATCAATGAAGTACTGTTTTTATCTGTATTAGGCTGATTTACTGCAATACCCTTACTTTGATTATTAATAGAGCGCGATGTGTTAATTACAAAAGTAAAAATATCATCATCATTTGTAAATAAATTCGGATCAGGAAATATATATAATGTATTAACAGGGTAAAAATCCCTTCCAAAAAATTCTAAACGCTCACTTTCAATAGTAACTATGCTTGAGTTGGTTGGTTTAAAAAATCCTTGGTCTCTTACACTCTTTATATCATTAGAAAAAACTGAAGCAACAGAAGGGTGATTTGTATTTAAAAAATTAGCATATGGAGCTTCTGCTTCAAATAATAAACCATATTCTGTTCTTCCAAAATTATTAGTAGAAAGATAATAATAATCGGTACCAATAAACTTTTCTGTTTGCTCTCTCTTATGTTCAAAAATTTCATCTACTTCTTTTATTTCACGTAAGAAGCTATCTGTATTAGCAAAAATCTCTTCTACTAAAAATGCATCATTAGTTAAAAATATATTACTATCCGGCGGTGCAGCAGGATTATATTCTATATAATTTCTACCATATATGGTATCATCTGGTTCTATATTAAAATATTTTGTATATTGGTCAATGTACTCTGTTATAGATACAGATAAGCTTTTTTTAATATCATTTATATTATAATCTATCTCACCTGTTTCTCTATTTGCTAGAAAATCTATAATTAATTCATAAGCATTTTGCTTTACACCAAAATTACTACCTTTTAATTTTGCTTTAGTAGTAGAAAATTGTAATTTATCTCTTTTTACTTGATAGTATGATATTATACTTCTAATTTTTTTACTATAGAAAGCTACTGCAATTTGTAAGTCATATTGATCTCCAAAATCAATTTGAGAAAGAAATTTTTTCTCAGCATTAGTAGTATAGTTTATAGATATATCTCTTAAAAACTCTCTATACCTTTCTATAATTATCTCTTTTTCATCAACTGTTTTAGAGGTTTTTAATCTATTATAACGTCTTATATATTCGTTATAATAATTTTGGAGTCCTTCCGGTTCATAAAATTCCGGAACATTTTTAACAAATTCAAGAAAAGTAAATGGGTTGTTTCTGTCTAACGCGTTTTCGCGCTTAACATTAGGGTTAGTTATTGATAAATTAACCGCAGGATAACCTTGAATTATTTCGTCCATTAAACATATTTATCCTTCGAATAGAGATAGACTACTAAATAACGTGTCTCTAATCATAATATCGAATATTTTATTATCTCCCTCTAAACCTGATAGACCTGTATCAAAGTTAAGAGGTATACTACCTAAACTATGTGTAGGTTCTCCAGCCGCGCCGGTAGGATATCTCGTATTGATAACACCAGTTTGAGGGTTGCTCCAGTCTACAGTATTATTTAGTATAGTATTTTCACCGCCAGATGTATATTCATAGAAATCGTAAAAATGAGTAGCTTCTGCAGATAAAGCACTCAAATTAGTAAACTGTGGAATACCTTTTAATCCCGGTGGGTCCGGACCATATGGAATATCTGTTCCATCTAACGCTGTCTGGCTAGTTACTAAAGAGTTTCTCAATACTAATGGCCACCCCCATAATTCATTATATGTGCTTAAACTATAGGTTATAGCACCGTTATGTCCTAATCCATTTACTCCAAAAGGAAATTGACTAGGTATATGATTCTGTACTGCGGATAGCGTTCCAGATAAACTTAATGGCTGGTAGGTGTTAAGTCTTGAATAGTCACCACTAAATTTTTCATACGCTACTATATCGTTACCAGCAGATATAACATAAGTAAGAAAATCGATTTCATCTCCTAAGTTAGTTCCATATACTTCCTTAGATGTTCTATTTCTACTATCAAAATTTTCACTGAATTGATTTTGATACCCTCTAAATTTATTATACTGAACACTAAACAAATTAATAAGACGTTTAATTGCTGGTGGGTGGTTGCTATCGTAAATTAAATTTTCATTAGCTACCAATTTACTCATTCCATCTAATGCATCTATTTCACAAACATCTACATCTGAAGTATTCTGTACAAAGTTAATAATACTCTCGTATAACGTTTTACCTAATGAGCTTTCATTACTACTAATGCCCCCAAATATTGAACCAATAAAATCTGTAAAGAACACTTCATCATCTAATAAAAATTCTTGGAAACGAAGATCCTTTATCATTTGTTCAAAATCAAAATCTTCATTTATCTTATACAATGAATAATAATCTTTAGGATACAATTGAAAGCTAGCTCCACCACTAAGATCGTATTCAGTAGAAGACCGAGTATCTAAATAAAAATTTCTAGCACTTAACGTAACATTCATTGCTATAGCACTTGTAGTTGAATAAAAGCTATCATCAAAATATAAATAACCTCTATACCAAAAATCAGTACCTATAGATGAAAGAGTATCATTTAACGTGCTTATGCGATAATACGTAGTATCAATATTACCCTTACCCGCGCCTATGGCCAACGGTAATAAGAATGATCCATTGTTAATTAAAACTATTTCAGGGTCACCAGCAGAAAGTGACTTCATAGTAAATTGATTGAAGTTTTTCGGCTTTAAAATAAACGGTATGTATGTGT